CAAGTAGCGACATAGATAATTCCAATATAAGTTAGATAATGTAGAGCTTGGTCTAGACCAAGTAATAGCCAAAATCTTCGATCAGCAGTGGTTAGATGTTTATTTAGCTGTTGTTTGTAGAAGTCTATATGGTAGTGTACAGCAAAATCTAGGGCAGCCAAGGCAATCATTGTATTGGCACTAGTAGCTACAAACACTAGAATAAAAAATGTAAAGCTAGCATGTACTAGCGCATGATGAAGGCCACCTGTGGCGCCATAGGTACCTTTTTCTCTAAGCATGTAATCAAACTGCATTAAGAAGTCTGCGATAAAATGTTTAATGCCAAATGCTACTAGTAATAAGAATACTGTTAAGGTCATTTCATTTCCTTTTTCGCTTTGTATTTTGCCATAGCCTGTTCGTAAGGACTAAGTCTTGGAGTTAATGCTGGAGACGATCCGTAGAATTTATTCTCTCCCGACATTACTCTATCTTCGTGATTATGTCTTGCACGTTTACTATCACCTCTAGCTTTAACTCGTTGCCCACATTCATTGCATTCATGATAAGCTGAGGTAAATTCATTACCGCTGGGTAATTGTTTAATTTCCATACCTTCAATAGTAAATTTGTCAACACACTGATTAAATGTACAACGTACTTTCATAGTTGTGGGATCGATAAAGGTAATATCGGTCTTCTTTTTAGACATTTTTGTCATTGTTTTTTTCCTTATAACAATTTATACACAATGAGTTAAGACCGGGACCGCCTACATGGGATATAGCCTTGCCACATTCGCAACAATGTATAAATGCCTGTGTATAGATGTATCCACGAATGGGTGGATATATGGCAGTTCCATCAGAATGATAACCTAATATTTCATCACTCATTAATTTCTAATTCTCTATAAGTTACTTCACGTGTTTCTGTACGTTCTACAATAGTACATGAACATTCTGCCCAGATCAGTTCTGTTTCTAACTCTTTTTCTAAAGCTGTCTTAAACTCATCACTGGCGTATACACAGTTATCGTAAGCCGAGAGTAAACCGCGAATAGTTTCACCCCATTCATCGTTAGACAAATCACCACACTCACGCAAGAACTCTAAACGTTTGGCGTCAATCATTACAACAAACTCCAAAGTGTTTCCTAATCTCTTGAATAGGATGCAGATACTCTTCTCCTATGCGATTCATGTTCACAGTATACGGGCTAAGAATGTCAATACAATCCTGAACAATCAACTCGGCAAACTTTTCAGTAGCTTCATGTGAGTTACCTATACGACTGGTTGGTCCTAAAAGTCCTGACTGCTCAGCAAGTTGTTTAATTCTATCGTTCATTTTAGCCTCTAATGTAAGTACTGCGTGACTTAGGAGTTTCCCACCAGTCAATCTTTTCTACCCATACGCCTAGCTTAGACATTTTTGCTTCAACTAACTCAGCCATCCAAGCACTTAGGTTTTCACTTGTAGGAACAAATTCTACTACAAAGAAACCTTCATAGTATTCATACTCTGGTGTGTTTGGTTCTAAGTCTGATAAATCTAAGGTATAACCAGCAAAGTAATCTGTACCTGGTACTGTTACAGCAATCAATTTACGTCCACGGTCGCCTAAAATTTGGTTATACAACGGATCATGTCTGTCAATAATAAATTGATGATCTACGTATTCGTTAATCCATTTCTTTAACCATTCCAAATGTCGGAAGTCTGTGACCATACCAGTAGCATCTAACTCATTGTTACCGAGAAAACTGCGTCTGCGTAAGAACACCTGCAGCTTACCTTCATGTCCATGTAAATGACGACAGGCACACTTTAAGTCTGCCGCATACTCACCATTTAATGTTTGTGTATGTACTCTGTGCCCATAACAGAATTCAAATGTTTTATCAATTACCCATGCCATATTTCTTTTCCTTTAGTTTCGTGATACATTTGGTATAAAGCCGCTTGTACTAATATGTAAATTTTCTTATAAGTCATACTGTATTATATTTAGGTTTTGTTGTAAAGTCAAATGGTTTTAGCATCTTCGACTAGGTATTCCATCTTACGTTGACGGTCAATTAACTTAAAGAACAGTGCTAGGGTATTAGCGGCATCAACGTCTGCCCTGTGTGCTGTACCTTTAAAGTGTAGTTTAAACGCACCCATGGCACTAGCAAGACCACCGCTGGGTTTCTTATTCTTAGCAAACATTAGTAGAGTATAAAATGTCTTAACGTCAATCCAACGTCGACCAAAGTGTGGAAAGTCTACACACCGATTACTAAACTCTGCTAATAGCTCAACACTGTCTCCGCCACCCCAAGTAACAGGATTAACAAAACAGTTATGCTCTTTGATAAGTTCGCCTAGCTCACGGGCTACAGTTTCGTGACTAACACTATTAGCACGTATATCACTATCTGTAATGCCGGTTAGGCCAATAATAAAGTCGCTGATTAGCTCACCTGGATCTATATACCATTTTTTAGTCAAGTAGTTTTCAAAGCGATCATCTGCCCGACCAATGGCAACGCCAACCTGAATGATCTTTCCACTGGGCTGATTAAGTTCTAAATCTAATGCTAGGTATTTCTGTGTACGTTCAATCACTGCTTACTTTCTAGTTTTGTAAATGAAATAATGTAACTGATTCTTCGGGATAATTAGCACATAACCATTCGGCTATGTTACCAGCATTTTCGCTTAGTTTAATTAGGTCATACTTGCCACAGAACTTTAAGAACTGTGCGCCAACCATGGGTTGATTCTTAACTATAGCATTAGTTTTAATACAATCAAAGATTTTATCTTTAATGTCTGCTGGTTGTGCTGTTAGGTCTACTAGTTGACGATTACGTTCATAATCATCCATGACACGATGCTCTTGACCGTTGTGATCAGTCCATCGCTGTAACATTAGATTGTTCCAGCTATAGCCTTTTTTATCTTTGTCAGCAAATGCTTCCTCAAGTCCGACCTTAGTTTTGGTGCCCTTAGTGCGAACACCTGGGTAAGCACTAAAAATATTATCAGTAGGGTCACCACGCATACACTTTTCAAAAAGTATAAACTTTGGATCGGGAATTTTTTTGGGTTCTTTAGTTTTTTTATCGAGTACAGCATTACCTTTCTTGTCAAATATTCCTTTAATAGTATGTAGCTCATCTGCTACACCATTGTATTGATTTACATTATCTGCTAGCAGTTGATAAAAATCAGTATCACTGCTGATAATAGTATGATGATCTGCTGGATGTGTTTGGATCCAACCGGCAATTAAGTCGTCTGCTTCAAGCTCGCCGTGCTGTAATACAGTACAATTAGTCTTTTCTGCTACAAATGCTTTAAGGGCATCAAATGCTTCCCAGAACAATTGGTCTTCTTCGGCTTCTTTTTCAGTAAGGGCAGCACGTGCCACAGCACGATTGGCCTTATAAGGAGTATAGAAATCTTTGCGCCAGCTACGACCTTCTAAGCAGAAAACCACATGATCTGCTCGTTGATCGCGCCATGCTTTGTTGATTGATGCTAAGGTCACGTGAATAGCAAAACCTAACTTATCCCAAGTATCGGCTTGTCTATGTGCGCTGTGTCTAGCACGAAAAAATGTATTTGCTGTGTCTACAAGTAAGTATCTCATGTAAACATTATACTTTCAATTTGATTAAATGTCAACTGAATTCAGCTTTCCCGCCGCCTAGATCTCTGCGTTGAATTGGCTGATTGGCTGCACGTTTTTCTGGATCAGCCATTTCTTGTTCAAAGTTTTCCATAATTATATTGCGGCAAACGTCTTGAAACCAACGATCTACAATAACACTTTCTTCTTCATTTGGCTTACGTTGATAGCCAGCACGAACCAATTGGGCTAAGAATTTATCATTCCAATCTAATTCAAATGCGCCATTACCTGGATTCTCTGGATCTAATTCCATGCTTAATACAGATACATATGGTTCACCTGCGGCTGTTGCCTGTGCCTTTGGATCTAGTTTTTTGGTTTTTTCTTCAGCGGCTTTCTTTGCCTCTTCTGCTTTCTTTGCTTCTTTTTTAGCTTTGCGTTCTTCAGCCTTGCGTTCTTTTTCGGCTTGAGCTTCTGCTTCGGCAATAGCTGCTAAACGTGCTTCTTCCTCACGACGTGCTTTGCCTGTTAGTATGTCAAATAAACTCATAATTAATCCTTAAGTAACTCTATCAGATCCAATTGTTCCCAAGGTAAAAGATCTTTACCAAAGTGTCCGTAGTTGGTAGTACTACTGTATATTGGACGGAATAGGTTAAATCTATTTATAATGCCCTTTGGGGTAAGGTCGATATTCTTGTTGATCCAAGCAGTTAACCAAGCATCATCACCGTAGTCGTTAGTATTAACATACACACTCATTGGTTGTTCTATGCCAATAGCATAACTAATCTGTACAGTTGCTTGCTTGGCGTGTCCGCTAGCTACAATGTTCTTGGCTAGATAGCGAGCCATATAAGCTGCTGAACGGTCAACTTTTGTCGGATCCTTACCACTAAAAGCACCGCCACCGTGAGGGCAACTACCACCGTACGTGTCAACGATAATTTTTCGCCCTGTAAGTCCTGTATCACCATCGGGACCACCAATGACAAAACGGCCAGTAGGATTGATAAGAAACTCAGTATCAGCATCAATTAACTCCGCAGGCACTACGCCTTCAATATATTCCTTAACTACTCTGCGTACATCCTCAATGTCAGGGGTTGCGCTGTGTTGTGTTGAACATACAATTTTAGCAATACGCTTAATAGTGCCATCATCGTTGTATTCAACGGTTACTTGACTTTTAGCATCTGGTCCTAACCAAGTTTGTCCAAATTTGCGTTGACGTGCTAGTTCTTTGACAATTTCATGACTGTAGTAAATTGCTGGCGGCATGTAATTAGGAGTCTCATTACTAGCATAGCCAAACATTAGGCCTTGATCACCTGCGCCAAAATTGTCAGTACCAAGAGCAATATCAGCACTCTGGCCATGTAGTAGGTTAGTAATTTCCACTGTTCGCCAATCGAATCCGGATTGTTCATATCCAATATCTTTGATGACTTTGCGTACGGTACTATCGACTTCTTCTGGGTGTAGGATGACATTTTTGTATTCTCCAGCTAAAATTACACGGTTTGTTGTAACTAAAGTTTCACAAGCACAGCGTACACTTGCATCTTCACTAGACATTGCTAAATCTAAAATTGCATCACTGATAGCATCTGCTACCTTATCTGGATGTCCTTCACTAACACTTTCACTTGTAAATAGATACGTCATATTTTTCCTTTAAAATCTTTTGTGATCATTACGTAACCACATATCTTTGAAATCTTTATTATTTCTTACATGATCATCAATTTCACTGATCCATAATTTTGTTTTGTTGCTTACAGTGTATTCGGGTAATATTTTTTCAATATATTCCAAATGCTCTGATGGAGTTGGATGCTTATCTTTTCTATCACCTAAACTGAATTTAGAAATTTCTTTTTTAATATTTTCTGATACGTAATCAAAATTATTTTTTCTTATATCATCATATGATGGCCAATCTGAGCCGGCTAATACATCATAACGTTTTTTATTATAAATCGGTCTACTATCCCAATCAAAATTAAATATGACTTCGTACACACTGGGTTTAATATTCGATATCTCATTTGCATATAAATCAATTACATCAGAATCGATTTGATTGATGTCATTTTCGGCATAATTTTTACTGTCATCGTAATATGTTATAGGAACCATAGATAAAAAATGGTAAATACATCCAATACTTTCTAATATTCTTTTAACTGCTGATATTATTGCTAAATCTCTTATCAGATATCCTGTGGGATCAGCCATATGCTTAATAAAATTTTTATCGTAAAAGGGTTGATTGTATATACTACCTGGGGTAAGCCATTGCCCTTTTACCCATCTATCTTCTCTAGCGATACTAGTCCACATAATTATAACAGTATCTTTGTTGGTTAGTTGATTTCTTTTAATACATTCTATTAAGCTGTTAAATATAAATTGATTTCCGCCACCAATTTGACCCCAATTTTCAAAATAATCAAACTCGCAGCCTAATGTATCTGCCCAAGTTGGCCAAAAATAGCTGGTAAAACTACAGCCAAATGTAAATAGTCTACTCATTCTTCCCCCAGTTAATTCTTAACCAGGCACGTTCTAATACGTATTGCCATACTGCTAATATCAAATGTATAGCTATAGCGTCACCTATTCCTGTCCAATAAGCGGTGATTAATAATGCTGTGACTCGATAACTTAGTGTTCGAACAATAGTCCTAACATGCGATTCGGACATTACTTGCCCCAACTATTACCCCAAAGATCCACATGTAATCTTGGGCTGTAATAATAACCACGACGCATAGCTTCATCGGCTACGTTAAATTTATTACCATCATATACACTGACAACACCGCCTACTGGCATAATGTACACAACTCCTTCAAATCCTTCTGACCTGTATTCTGCTACAGCATCCTCAACTTCGTCGAAGTCTTCTGGCTTTTCAACTACAAACTTCAAGTAAGTACGGCCTACTTGTTGATAGCTAGCCACAATCTCTGGCTTGATAGCATCTTCCCACGCTTCACCACTGGGACTTAGTTTGGCACTAACACTAAATGTAATCTCACGTTGTGTAATGCTTGGAATACCTATCCAGTTTTGTAAGTATTCTACAAAGTCTGGATGTAGCTCTTGAGTACCGTTAGTTTCGAATGTGATGTTTTTCAAATCACGCATCTCAATTGCTTCTAACAGCTCTGGGTATACTCGTTGCCAACCCAATAATGGCTCGCCACCTGTGATAACAAGATGTACATCATTGCCATTATCTTGAGCCCAACGACCATTTGGAGTTAGGGCTAACATCCTATCAATTACTTTAGATGTTTCTTGGGTTGGACTTAAACTTTTAAAGCGTGGGTCCCAACTAGCATAGCTATCACAACCTGTGTTAACTAAGGGTAAATCCTCATACTTTTTGTATAGTTTAACGTCTACAGCGTCACGTTCAGTTGAACATTCACCTCTGGGCATACCAAATCCGCTACAGGTAAAGTTACAACCAAATGTACGTAAGAACACACTAGGTACACCTACAAAACGTCCTTCACCTTGTGCTGAATAAAATATTTCACTAACTTTAAGTTTCATATAGTCCTGACCATATCTTTAGTTTTTCAATTTTGTTTGCTTTGGCTATGTTTAAGTTATTTAGATCAATTTCGCCCTGATCAATTAAAATATCTACTAGAGCTAGCATATCGCCAATTTCCATTTCTAAATTAGCACGTTGCGTTATACCTGATTTATGTTGATTGTCTATGCCAAACCGATAGCATTTACTAACAGCTTGAATAACTTCAGCACATTCTTCTTGTAAGATAATTAGAGCTTCTTGGGTTTTATCGTTCATCTATACTTCTATAGTCATAATCTGATTGTTCATAAGCATCTCTTATACTAGCATCATTTGCTGTGGTTTGTCTATCACTTTTCCACCATTCTTCGTAAGGGAAAACAATCCAAACATCTCTTTCTGCTTTATTAATTTCTTCGCCGTGATAATCAACTGTGCGACTAAACTTGCTGCTTAGGTTATCAATTAGCACAGCAAAGCGTACATTATGACCCCATATATTGGCCCATTTAGGATCGTTTGGTAAACATGAGCGTTGCCAATCTTCGATGATCCAATCCAATGTAGCACCAGTATCATTAATATCATCTACAATAAGAATATTTTTAGGTTCTTGCTTATAACCAAACGCATCTTCAGCCATCCACAAGTTGCTTTCTGTATTGGCGTGATCGCGTAGTTTAACTTCTAGAGTATGCATCGGGATATCTAAATATTGACTAATATATACTGCTGGTAGTAAGCCGCCGCGGGTTAGGCCAACTACGTAGTCTGGACGCCAGTTATCACGTGCTAGTTGGTGTAGAATAGTCTGTGTAAGACCTTTGATATTGTCGTGTGTGTAATAACTCTTATTAGGCATTGTCTCTCTCTTTCATCTGTTCAACTTCTTTCATATTATGACCAACAACCAAGTCAGTCCATCTCATTAGCATCATCAGTGCTACACCAGCATCTTCGCCTCTAAATCTAATTAGGAATTCTGGATTACCTGCTGACTTGTGACTTGATCGCCCAACACCATAGCGTAGTATTGGAGTTTTAGTAACTCGACCTTTAGCGTCATAGTATTCACCGTATGATATCGATCCACCAATTTCCTGCCACCAAGCTAGAAAATCTTCAGGCATATCGTGTACTATGACTGTTATTTCGTAGTTAATAGTACAGCCTGACGGCAGTCTAATCAACGTAGGTATTCCATAGTGACAATCTTACCTAGTGATTCTACTAGATCGTCGTTGTCGCTGATTACATAGCGACCAATAGCTTCTGTGTCACGTTTATCATCGTAGCGATTAGTTTCAACAATCATACCGCCATTAGCACCAAACACTTTGAAAGTGATAACACTCTTGTCGTCATAGTTGTGTTCTACTCTGCGCATACCTTTACTGCTTGGTGATACGCCTAGTTTACCATTGCGACTACGCTTTGGGCTATCTTCTAGCACAAGACTTTGATTTTCATCACGACTGCGAGCTCGATTGTAACAACGTTGGATCCAACTATCAAACCATTTCATATTATACCTCGTCTTGATCGCTACCGCGATTTTTATCTTCGTTTAAGAATTCATCTAGAGCAATTGCTTCTTGTATCTTAGCCCACTGCTCTGGAGTATAACTGTGACTACCATCGCAATCACCACTACGACTGCGACCACCACCGCATGTGCCAAAACTACCACTTTCTGTTACTCTAACCTGCATAGCTTATCCTTTATATGCTGAAATACTTGTGATTTTACCATCGTAATTAAATTCGATAACATCGCATACTTTAATAATGTCTACGTTATTGTCAAGATCTGTAATCCATATTACTAACATTGCTGTGATAACATAATCCTCTTGATATAGAGATCCTGGACTTACAACGATTTGGCGAACATTATCAAATATCTGTTGGTTAACTCCTAGTACTTCTGCTTTACCTGAAGCACTATTTTCCCAATCTTCCAACCAAACATTAGCGGCCAGCATATCAGCTAGTCTATTAGTGTCTTTTAGACTGAATGCCTGAAAGTATCTTAAGGCAAGTGCTTTTAAGTCAATAGTTTCTAAGTCGCCCATTTATTTCTCCTTGATATCTCTAAGTGTATTAGCGCGATGCCGCCAAAATTTAACATCTTCTAACAGGCTTTCGCTTAGATTCTTATAACGAATAAGATCTTTACGTACCTGCTCATCTATCTGTTCGTAGGCCTTTTGGCGATCCTTGGCCTTACGATCGTTATACATGTTAAGTCCAAAGAATATCCCAAAGATTAATCCTACACCAAACCATACTACGTCGGCGCCTATCATCTTGGTGCAAACTCCTGTTGAAGTTTAATGTTGTCAAAGAATTCTTTCTTAGTATTTGGATCGTCCTTAAACGCACCTGTAAGTACAGTTGTCTGCGTTAAACTGCTATGTGCCATGATGCCACGATTCTCACAGCAACCATGCACCGCCTGTATGTATACTGCTACGTTATCTGATCCAGTCGCTCGAGCAATTTCTCTCGTGATATCATTTGCAAGCTCTTCTTGTAAAGTACCACGGCGAGCACACCATTGAGCAATTCTAGTGTATTTAGATAGACCGATAAGTTTGTTAGCGGCAATAATTCCAATGT